TAGCTCGAAAACGAACCACCACCCGCCGCACTAGCACCGAACGAAGGTGCAACGCCCTGCATCGTCTGAGGGGTAGCGGCCACACTGGCGTCAGCAATGGGCGCAGCCGCTTGCGTGCCGGAGAAGTTCAAGAGCCCGCCTGTCATTGACCCCGCGGAGCCCGCGCCACCAGCCGCGCCAGCGGAGCCGCCTGCGCCACCTAGGCCACCCAAGCCACCTCCAATGCCGCCAGCGCCAAGCGCAGCAGTGCCACCCAACACGAGCAAGCCGCCCAAAGCGTTGCCGCCTTGAGCCTTGCCCATCTTGTCGAAGCCATTAAGGCCAAGCGAATTTTCAAAGTTCTGCCGCATGGGTTTGAAGCCGCGCAGGCCAATCGCTTGCCCCAACTGGTTGAAGTTGAAGCCATCGTTGAAGCTGGAAAAGTAGCCCATCACTTACCTCCGCCGCTTTGGGTCGTGGTCTGTGTCTGAAAGCCCGGAGTGCCGAACACGCCGGACATCGCTTGGAGCTTTTTGTACGGGTCGTTCTGCTGCTCTTGGAACTGCTGATAGCCAAAGTCGGCTTGGTCTTGCGCTTGGCTCTGCTGGACGTTGCCAGCGTTGAGCAACTGGCCAGCGTTGGTGAAGCCTGCTTGCTGGATGCTCGGAGACATGCCAATGGCTTGCATCTTGTTGGCTTGATCGGTGCCGTAGGCGTTGAAGCGCATCCCGGAGGCGATGTTGCCGAGGTTCTGCTGCAACATCCGGTCTTGATTGGCCTGAGCGTCCATCACGTTGGCATTACCGAACGAGCCGGATTGCTGCGCCTGCATGGCCTGATTCGGGCGCACTTGACGGTTGTAGGCGTCTGCCGTCTCGGTCTGTGCGCGTTCGATCTGCTGGGTCAGGTAGGGGTTCTCTTGCCCGCCCTGAAGGAACGAGCCGAGGGCGCTTTCTGCTTGACCCTGAACGCCTGAGCCCGCCTGCTGACGGATCATGTCAAGCGCCTGCGTCTGGTCGCCGTTCATGCCCGCGAACCGCTGGCCGTCATAGGCTTGATACGGCTTGTTTGCGACCTGCTGGGCTTGAGAGGTGAAGGTGTCAACGAGAGGGTAAAGGCGTGGGTCCAAGCCCTGCGCGGTCACGGCCTTTTGCCCGCCACCACCGCCGCCACCACAGATCAAGCGCCCCGCCTCAAGGCGAGTGCAGGACGAGCCAAAGGGCTCACCCATTGCATAGAGTTCACGTCGGCTGGTCATTTCTTGAACCTCATCAGCGTGCGGACTGGCTCAAAACCAGCCCGCTTGTAAAGCTTTGCCTGAGCCTCTAGGGCTTGGCATCGAATCTCACTGCACCCATCGGCGGAGGCCCAATCCCACAACTTGTGCAGGAACTCCGAAAACCCAGCACCAGGCGCCCACATGTCAGTGACCATGCACACCCGCATGTTGGGGAGGTCATCAATCCGGATCACGCCCCAGCCCACCGGGGAGCCGTCGCGGACCATCGCAATCAACTGACGTTCACCGCGGGCCAGGATCATTCGGAGTTGATCGCCCGTGATTTCCCCGCCTGCCGTGTCGCAAGCCTCAGACAATCGATGTGCGCCCATCTGCCACGCTGTGTGGACGTGCTTGCGGTCAATCGGGACAAGCTCAATCACACCAGCCCCACAGTCGGGGCCACCGTGTAAGTGATGCGCACCGTGTCGCCCTTCTTGACGGGAACGACAGCGACAACACCGAGGGATGTACTGACACCCTCACGGACATAGGCAACAGCAGACACCGTGCCGCCCACGATGGACACGAAGCCATCACGCGGGGCCAGGTAGTCGAAGGGCGAAGCGCCAACCGTCACAGCCGAAACGCTCAGAGGCGTACTGACACGCTCGATCAGTTCATTGACCGACAGCGCAACAGCCCGAAATAGCTCATTCACCCGCTGCCATGAGCCAGAAGGCAAACGAGGCTCAACAGGCAGTTTCCTCATCGCACACCCGCCGACTGAGCGACCATCTGATAGGCCGACAGACCAGCGTTGCCGGTCATGTCAACACGAACGCGGTGGAATCGGGCCGTCTGCCTCATCGGGAACTTCGACCCGTCAAACGACGACGCCGAACCCATGACAGCAGGCGCACCGCTTGATTCCTTGGTGAAGCCCTGACACGTTGCCGTTGATGGTTGCTGCGCCCACCGAACATTGACGCGAGACAGAAAAGACGACTCTGTTTCGTCACCCTGATCCGAGGTCACGAACCACGAAGGCCCAGGGATACCGGTCAGTGACTTGACCTTGTTGTCAGTGCCGAAAATCGCGGGGTTCGACTTCGACGTGATCCAAAACGGAGAGTCGTAGCTGAACGCTGGCCCTGAGTCGTAGGTGTAGCCAAGAGACGCCCCGGAGTCGTAGGTAATCCCCGGGCTGGTGTAGTTCATCACCGCTTGCACCGTCATGTCAGAGACGCCCCACCGCCCAGATGGGACGTGAAATGCCAGGCAGCGGTCACAGTTGCCAGCCGACGATGTGGACGGGTAGAACATCCACACCAGGGCGTTATCGCGGTCCCACATGAGCTTGGTGCGATAGCGGAACTGCGCCGATGAGTTGTCAATCCACCATTGGCGAATCTCGTTGCCGACAGGTTGCGCCCTGTGACCGTCAAACAGGTACACGTTGTCGGAGCCGACGAACACATGCCCCATGGGGGTGTCAGAGACAGCCTCAGGACCGACGCAGCCGACATCGCCGACAGGCATCGTCCATTGCCAAACCACCTCGCCGCCCACGTAGATGCCGACGAAGATCCCGCGCTCTTTGTAGGCCACGATGGTGTCACCCTGGCGCAGACCGGCAGTGATGGCGCCCTGACCTTCGATCAACCGGCCTTCGTTGGATTGGGTCGCAATGCTGGGTGTCCACTGAGTGGCATCCAAGTAACCCGAGCACTTCCAGCCGTCCGCCGTGGTGCCGTGATTGAGCAGCATCACGAAGCCCTGAGCGACCACAATCGCACGGGCCGATGGAGCACCAGCAATGGCCGAGAAACCTGCACCCGTGGACCGTTGAAGCACCACCGAGGGGCACACCGTCAAAGCGTCGTTGCCGAATGATGCAAAGCGCCAAACGTCGTCAGTGCCCAGCGTGTAGCCGCTTCCGACACTTGACCACGACGTGCCGCCCAACTCGTACACGTTCGACGACGTGCCAGCAAACAACCGACTGTTGCCCGTCAGGTTACGAGTGACAGCAGCGCCACGACATGCAGCCGCCAAAGCATTCAAGCCAGCATCGGCAGGCGAAGGCGCAGCCCTCATCCCACGCGGGTCAGGGATCAGGTTTTGGCACTCCATGATCGCGCCCGGAGTGGTGGGCTCAACGTCGGGGGAGAAGCCGAGAAGGGGGGTCATGCCACCACCCGTGGACGTGCAGTCAGCGAACCGGCAAAGCGTGCCGCCTTGTCTGCGCTGTTGGTCTTGGCGACTGCATCGGCATAGAGTTGGGCGTAGCCAGATGCGGCGGCGGCGTCCTTGGCCCACACCGCGGCGTGCTTCAACGCGCCGTACAGGTACACATCGGGCGAATTGGTCAGCACCCAATTGACATCAGCGTCAACAGACAGCGCGGGGAACGACTCAAGCGCCAGCAGGCTATAAGCCGAATCGGCCCCGTTGAGCACGTGCAGGTCATCGCCAAAGCGCGTGAAAACACGGTCACGGGCCTGATTGGCTTGGAAGTCTTGATACATCTCAGGCGAGACGTAGTTCCGTACAAAGCCACCGACCACCAGGCGGCGCACCTCGAGCAACCGGACTGGCAGCGCCACAACGCCAGCCACAAGCGCGCCAGTCGTCAGCGATTCCATCGCCATCACGCGCACGTCGCGGCGGATTTCGGCCTCAGCCAGCGCCACCATGTCCGCAGCCGGGACATCACCGCGGGCGATGGTCGATGTGACCTGTGCTTTGAGTTGGCCGTAGTTCATTTGAGCAGGTACTTCTCAAAGGTGACAAGGTCGGGCCGCTCCTGAAAATAGGTGCGAATCCATTTGCGCTTTTCCTCTTGGGACCATCCGCGTGTCTCGGTCAAAAACCGTCCGTGATCGGCAGGCGGCAGGTAGCCAACCGTGCGCCCATCACCCCAGCGTTCGCCAGCAGTGGCGGCGCGGGCAGCTTTCGCGGCCTCAATCCATGGCGTCGGATCCCACTCGCGTTGAACGATCAGTTGATCGCCCTCAAAGTGCAGGATCGTTTTGACCCCGTTGGACACGTCATCGACGAATGAGACGTTTTCGGTGAAGCCTTCGGACATTGCGAATCCCAAAAGGAAAAGGCCCCCGAAGGGGCCTTGTCGATTACTTCAAACCTGATTAGGGCGTGAGGTTGTCGATCTTGAAGTGGCAGTTCTCGGCGGTCAGTTCCAAGGTGGCGTCCAGCAGGACTTGTTCCTTGTCGCTGTCGCCGGTCTTTGCCAACTCGTTGCGGGTCGCGCCGTCCAGATAGGCGATGGCGGCATAGTCGGTGTTGAAGCCATACACCACGTCAGCACCGGCCATCAGGTAGTGAGGCACGATCTCCATTTCGCCGAAGTCGCTCATGTAGACATCAGCGCCACCGACGATGCGGCCTTGCTCGCCCTTGCCCACTTGCACGCGGTTCACGGCGATGCCGGTGAAGGTGGAGAACGTGACCTTGTGAGCGGGCGACAGAACCACCATCGAAGGCACATCACCGCAGTTGGTGAAGGCCGACTGAGCGGCAGTCTTCACCAGCGTTTCGATGAAGGCGCGGTTCGTGCCTGCCGTGATGGCCGAAGTTGCCGTGCCCGAGGTGTGGGCGGGGGTGGCGCCGGCACCGTTGTGCAAGGCGTTGGTGTAGATCAGACGACCAGCACCGGCCAGCTTCGACGCGGTGACGTCATCGCCCACCACAGCCACGTTCTTCGACAGCGCAGCGGCTTCCAAGTCGCGTTGCAGTTCCTTGTAGACCTTGGCGATCTGGTAGCCCTGCTCGGACTTGCGGCCAGCCTTCTTCACGCGATTTGCACGACGCGAGGTCGCCACGGTGTCTTGGAAGATTTGGCAGATGTTGTCCACGCGGCTCGTTGCGCTGCGGGCCGAAGGAGTGGCGTCGTCACCGTCGATGGCGGCGTTATCCTTGTTGGCTGCACGCAGGCTGTCGCGCTGCCATTCGTGCTTGATGTTGGTCGCGGTCGTGCGGCCGATGGACGAGATGAACGGGGTCTTCTCGGGAGTGGTGTTGGTGATCGCTTCGATCAGGTCTTCGCGGTCGCCGCGGATGTCGTACTTGGACACCAGATTGGTCGGTTGTGCCATTTGAGTTACCTCGTGTTGGTTGCGATGAAGGCGGCCAGGTCACGCATCGAGGCACCACCCTTGCGGGCGACGGCTTTGCGAGCGTCTAGCTTCTGGCGCACTTCTTGGGACATGGGTTGCTTGGCCTGCGGCAACTTCGGCGCTTCGGCGACCTTCTTGGTCACTGCCGGTGTCTGGGCCTTGAGTTGCCGGTAGGCGATGGCGTCACGCAGGACAAGCCACGATTCGGCGTCCAGCACTTGAGACAGCCGCTCATCCGTGAGGAACGAGAACGACTGCTTGGCATCAGCCCACAGCTTTTCCAAACCCTTGCGGTCGATGCCCTCGTCACTCAGGCGCTGCAAGGCTTCTTGCTTGGCGGCTTGTTGACGTTGTGCCTCGATCTGCTGTGCCTGCTGGTCCAGCGCCTGCGCTTGTTGCTGCAACTGCCCGAGGTAGGCCCCGAGTTGT